TCTTTTAGCTCTATTGGATGACGTTACGCAACGCACGAACCTTAATCTTCCAGTTCAAGTACAAGCAATTCAAGGAATCTCTCAATCTGTAAAAGTATTGTCAGATATCATAGACCGACCAGATCAAGGCGAACGGATTATGAATCTAATCGCAAAGTCGAACCCACAAGCTATGTCCCAAGTCGGACAGATGGGTCAAAGCCGAACACCAGATCAGACACCGCAGACAACCGATAATCTGCAACAGACAACACCACAACCTAGACCATGAAGTGTCTACACTGTTACACCGCAGAGATGAAAAAACCAGAGAACCAACACCCAGCTTACGTAGAATGTCCGAACTGTATGGCAATCGAACTTCTATATAAGCCGCAAGAGTATCAAAGGTCAGCACATACCGTTCCATACCAGAAAAACAAAGACGGCTCTTTGAAAATTCAGATTGTGGGTTTCTTCGGAGGATTCGGCTCAGGAAAATCTAAGGCATCTCTCCAAGAAGTGTTTATGCGAGCGTTAGAGAATCCAAGAGGGACAGGACTTCTCACCGCACCCACACTTCAACAGTTGAAACGGACGACCCTCAAAACGTTCTTTAATGAAGTCTGTCCACCACCGTTGATAGAACGCTATAACAAAGCAGACGGGGAAATCGAACTGAAGAACGGGTTTGTGTTCTATACGATTCCTTCAGATGACGAAGAAAAGCTACGCTCTATCAACGCAGGTATTATTCATATGGAAGAAGCGAGCGGCATCAAGTTGTCCATCTACGAACAGTTACTGAATCGTATGAGGGACTTCAACGTGAAGAATAAGATGTTTGCTGTGTGTTCTAACCCAGATATGGGATGGATTAAAGATGTGTTCGTGGATAACGAAAAACGAAAAGATCCGAACCATCCAGAACACAATCTGTACAATCCGTACATAAACGCGTTGGTTTGGGAAACAGCACTCAACAAACACCTTCCACCAGACTTTATCGAGGTGAATAGCCGCGGTAAACCAGACTGGTGGATACAGCGATATCTGAAAGGTAGCTTCGAACATTCGGAAGGGATGGTTTATCCTAACGTTTCGAAGACGTTCGTAGACCCGTTCAATATACCAAGCCACTGGGAAAAGTTTGTTACACTCGACCACGGTCTAAGGAACCCAACAGCAGTATTGTTCGGAACGATAGATAAGGATAAAGGTATCGTCTATATCTATGACGAGTATTACAAAGCCAATACCCTAGTTCCAGAGCATGCCAAGGAACTTAAACCTAAAATAGAAAAGATACCCCACGGTAGACTACGGTTTATGGTAGGCGACCCTTCGATTCGAAACAAAACAGACCCGATTAACGGAAAGTCGGTACAGGCATTGTATCAGGAATACGGACTTTTCTTTACAGAGGGGAACAACAACATCGAAGCAGGGATATTACGAGTAAACAGTTACATCGAACGTGGAAGATTGAAGATATTCAATAATTGTATAAACTTGCGTAAAGAGATTATCAACTACAAGTTTCCAGAACTAAAAACGGATAACTACAACAAGAACCTTGACGAGAAGCCTGTTAAAGCAAACGACCACGCTTGCGATTCTCTTAGGTACGGGATGATGCGATTACCAGAAGACCCTGATATGTTAGCAAACGATTCGTACAACCCACCTAAGCGTGTCACACAAGACGAGCCAGAGTACGAATACGAGGACTTCTCAGGTCGTGGATTTTTATCTTTTGTATAAGGAGAAAACTATGTCAAAACTTTATCCACACGCAATCTATTATACAGATGGAAGTTACATGATTTACGATTTTAACGCGTCTGATGTAAAATCTATTGTTAAGCATTTACAGACCGAAGATAAAGGATTTTTAGAACTAAGCGTGGGGTTCCTTACATTTAAAGAAGTTCGTGCCATTATTAAACAGAAAGAAAAGGAAGAAGAACCGACAGAAGCAGAAGACGTAGACCCAGAGTTGTCTTTTAGCGTTCGGTCGTACTTGAATCAATTGCGAGGAGTGGAAAGATATTGAGAAACGACCAACAGATTGTCCAAAAGCTCTACCAACGTTTCCGTAAAGCTCAAACAGCGGTACAGAATAAACAGATGTTGTGGGCAGAAATGGATATGTTTGACCGAGGGGAACAATGGAAGAACGAATCCATTCCACCTTGGATTCCAAAACCGATTACAAACTACATTAGATACGTTCGTACATTAAAAAGAGCAAATCTAGCGTCTGCTATCCCACGCCCTACGTTTACAGCTTTAGTTCCAGAGTTTAAAGAGCAAATCTCTAAGCTACAAAAAGCTCACGACCACGTATGGGAAACACAGAAAGTAGCTCGAGATGTGCGAGAGTGCATCGACAGAGCGTTGCTACAAGGTACCGCTATTGCGTACATCTACAATGACGACTACTTCTATGGTGGACAATATTTCGGGGAGAGTGACCCACGCAATCGCTTGTACCAAGGCAAGATTTGTGTCAAGCGTTATCCTTTAGTTAACTTCTTTCCAGACCCTGATGCCTACGAACTAGACGAGTGTAAGTGGATTGAGTGCACAGAACTCATGCCTTTAGCTAAAATCAAAACAAATAAGGTATTTAAGGACTATGTTATCGAAACATACGGCAAAAACAAGCTAGATATGCTTGTAAGCACCGAGTTAGAGTTCGATTCAAGTGCTAATGGAACCATTTTTGATCGTGATTCACCACCTGATACGTCTACACAGAACATCGTAGGTGATGAAATGGCAACCGTGCACATTCATTGGGAGCGATTTGTGAACGATGACGGTCGTATGCAGTTAGATGTTACCTATTACCTGCGAAATACCGACTTTTTCCTCTTAAAAATTGAAGATATGCAACCTAATGAGTATCCGTTTGCTATCTTGTATGACGAAAAAGAAGAAAACGACTTCCACGGAACGTCTATGACGCAACAAATCCTTGAAAATCAAAAGGTCATTAACAAATTAGACCAGATTGTGTCGATTATTGGTACCTTGCATCAAAATCCGCAGAAGATTGTGTCCAGAGAATCGGGTATTAACGCTCAAGAACTCGCTCGGACAGGCACATTGCCCGGGAAAGTATGGACAACCAATGCAGATGTATCAGGTTCTATCTTTAATGTACAACCTCCTGAGATTCCAATGGGTGCAATGCAATTAAAAGAACGAATGGTACAAGATATTCGTGATATTGCAGGTATCAACGAAGCGTATACAGGTCAGTCTGTAGGCTCACTTACGACTTCTACAGGTGTAAACAGTTTGATCGAACGAGCTACCATTCGAGATAAAGATAAAATGATTCAGATAGACGCTTTTGTTGAAAGAATCAGTCATTTGATTGTATTGAATATACTTTATAAGTGGAAAGATATGCGACCAATTACAACAACAGCACCAAATGGAGAACCTAGTTTCGATATGTACCAACCTGTTGACGAAATCACTGCATCTAACTTAGAATGGATAGTGAAGTCAGATGTGTATGCTAGAGCACCAATTACCCAAGCATCTAAACGACAACAAGCCGATGCTCTCATCCAGATGCAAGGTCAATTTAATTATAACCCACCACTTATCACACCTGAAGAATGGATTCAATTCCAAGAATTTGAAATTCGAGAAGATATTTTGTATCGTATGGAGCAAGACCGTATTACGATGCAACAAAACGAAGCTCAAGACTTGGCTGGAATTGTGTCACAACTAGTTCAGCAAGCAACCCAAGGTATGGCTCAAGGTATGCCAGCAGAAGAAGTTCAAGCCATGATTCAACAATCCGCTCAAGAAATCGTTCAACAACGCCAGACTGAAGAAATGCGTAATGGTAGCCGACCTAGAGATGCCGCACAAGCACCACAGGCTCCACAAGGTACAACAGGTGCCTTAGCAATGCAAAATATGGCGAGGGGGATTTAATTTGAAATCAAAACCATCTACTCAAGCAATGAAAAGCCAAATGCAAGCAATGAGGCGTCAAATGGAACTTCGACAGTCTATGCCTACTTCAAAGCCAGAACGAGCGATGGCAAAAGCAAAGAAAGCCATGAAGGGTAAGTATTAATATGAAATCTCCTGCATGGCAACGCTCCGAGGGTAAAAATCCTAAAGGTGGCTTGAATGCGAAGGGCAGGGCAAGTTATAATAAGGCTACAGGGGGAAACTTAAAGCCCCCTGTTTCCCGTGAAGAAGCCCAAAGCTCTCCTAAAAGTGCCGCTAGACGCAAGTCCTTCTGTGCTAGAATGTCAGGCATGAAGGCAAAAAATACATCATCTAAAACAGCCAATGACCCAAATTCTCGTATTAACAAATCTCTAAGAAAGTGGGATTGTTAATGGACAAGATTCGGAAAGTAATGAAAGAGTTCAAAAAAGGCGAACTCAATATCGGCAAAAGTAAGAAAAAAGTAAAAAGTCGCAAGCAAGCAATTGCTATCGCATTATCAGAACAACGAAAGAGGGGGAAATAATATGGTATCGATGCCAACAGGTGGTAAGTATTCGGATAACTACATTCAAAACGCAAACATGGAAAAGATGGTATCTAATAAGGGCGGCGGTAAGGTAATCAATCCTTGCGGTTACGGCTCGAAGAAATAATGAGGTGATTTTATGGCTATGCAAGACCCATTTGAGCCATTTAAAAAAATGATGTCCCAGTATTACGGTAACCCAACTAAACAAGATTTAAAGGACACTTTGAAAAAATTACCAAAAGAAAAAAGAGTAAAAGATTTAATAAAAGCCGCTGAAATAACTTCTTACTTTATACCAACTGGTGCTGGTGTAGGCGTGGGAGCTAAAGCGGCTACTAAAGCTCCACAAGTTGTAAAAGCTTTAAAAGCAGTTCCAGATTTACCAAAACCTGCAAAGCGAGAACTTGACCCAGCTTTGTTAAAAGAATTAGAGGATTTTATTAATAAAAACTTGTTACCAGAAAACGTAGCAGATTTTAAAAGTTTTGCTGTAAAAAAGAAAATGAAAATGAAAAATAAAAAATAATCCACTCACTGAGTGGATTTTTTTATCACTATTGCAAATGTGATAAATATTTGTTATCATGTAATTGGGATACTAGGTCAAATTTCGTTTGGTGGCGTATACACTCCTAACCCACACATTTTCGCTTCCCAAGCGTAAAAAGGGAAAGGGGACAGTTATGGCAGAAAACACAGTTTTAGATGAAGATATTTTTTCATTTGACGATGAAGATGAAGAAATCGAGCTAGGGGAAGAACTTGAAGAAGAAGAAGTAGAAGAAGAAGACGGTTACGAAGAATTAGAAGAAGATGCAGAAATAGAAGAAGACGAAGTAGAAGAAGTAGAAGAGGAACCACCTAGCAAGAAAAAGCAAACTCCAGAAGAAAACGCAAAGTTTGCTGAAATGCGTAGGCAAAGCATCATAGATCAGCGTGTAAAAGATGAATTGGCAAACTCTGTCGAATATAAGACTACTCAGTTATTGGCACAAATGTATGGAGTTTCTCCAGATCAATTATATCAAAAAATAGAGGAAGCTCGTGTAGCAAAACAAGCTGAAGAACAAGGCATACCACTTGAAGTTGCGAGAAGTCTTGAACAATATAAAAATGAGTTGGGTACATACCAACAGAAACTTCAACAATTAGAATTTCAATCATGGTCGTCACAAATTGATTCTCAAGCAAACGAAATTAAAAAACAATTTCCTATGCTAACAGACGATGATTTACATGATTCAAAAGTATATTTGCTTCAAACCATTCGCAATCCAAATATGCCATTGGAACAAGCTGTATTTGCATTACACGGTGCTAAAATTACGAATGCTTACAAAAGTAATGTTCGTAATGAAGTCCTCGCTGAAGTGTCGGGTCGCAAAAAAGGAGCGTTACCGCCACAAACTAGGAAAGCAAGCACCGCCCAATCCCTTTCGCAAGATGAGGTATTAGCGGCTAAGGCTTTAGGTGTATCTATAGATGATTACCTTAAATTTAAAGATTAAGAGGAGGTTTTACAGATGGGATTCTACTATCGTAGATCAATCGTAGGCGATTCCGTACTTCCTGCAAAGGATTATTCTATCGCAAGCGGAACTACCATTGTTCCAGGTGATATTGTTCGCCTTAATAGCTCTGGAGAGATTGTAAAAGCAACTACTACGGATACAACTATCCTAGGTATTGCAGAAGGAACAGATTTTGTTAATGGTAAAGCAAAAGTTCGCATCTCTGGAGAGGCAGTCTACCAAGCTGATTTTGTTGGCACAGGTACACTAACTGTAGGTGTAGCTTACGGTATTGATGGTTCTGGTAACCTTGATACTGCTGATACTACTACCACAATTGCACGAATCGTAGAAGTTGTTGATAGCAAGCCTTACGTTGTTATTACTCAACGACAAATGGTATAAGGGGGGAACGTAGATGACGGTTTCAACAGCACAAGTAAACTATGGCAAATTACTCGAGCCGGGCTTACGTAAGATTATTTTCGAAACTTACAATGAAAAGCCAGAGCAGTACAGCCGTGTGTTCAATGTAATTTCTTCGCAGAAAGCCATTGAAACAGATGCTCGTATGGGCGGTTTCTCGATGTTCAACGAGAAAGCTACGCTTGATACTACTGAATACGAAGACATGACAAAACTTGATACTGTTCAGTACAAGCATGTTACTTACTCCAAGGGATTCCTTGTTGAAAAGGAGCTTGTTGATGATGAGCAGTATGGTCAAATTAAGAAGGCGGCTCAAGCGTTGGCTCGTGCGGCTCGTTCCACAGTTGAAGTTAAGGCGGCTTCTGTACTAAACAGTGCGTTTACTACTTCGACTAGTAACTGGAACGGCGAAGCATTGATTGCAACTAACCACGCATTGCTTGGTGGCGGAACTTCTTCCAACAGCCTTGGAACAGTTGCACTTACTGAACCAAACCTTGAACTCGGATTTAAGCTAGCTCGTGAGCAAGTTGATGAGCGTGGATTGAAAATTCAAATGAATCCAAACTTGCTAATTGTTCCTCCGGGACTTGAGTTTACTGCTGAAAAGATTGCAAAATCCGTTCAGTTGCCCGGTTCGCAAGAAAATGATATCAACCCATTGCGTGGTCGTTTCCAAGTTATCGTTATGGATTACTTGACTGACGTTAACGCATGGTTCTTGGCTGACACTGCTATGATGCCTTTGAACTTCTTCTGGCGTGAGAAGATGTCCTTCAAGTCCGAAAACGACTTTGACACAGACGTAGCGAAGTACAAAGCTCGTATGCGTTTCAGTTATGGTTGGACTGACTGGAGAGGTATTCTCGGTTCGAACCCCAGCTAATCCTTAATCTATAATTAAATGACCTTTGGGGGATGTGCTTTCGAGCCTCCCCCTCAGTTACTATAAGGAGGTTTTATCAGTGCCACAATATAAAGAACTTGGTGTTAAAGAAGTTTTAGGTGGGGAAACAGCAGTTGCAGTTACTCCAAACAACAGTACTGATTTAGCTACATTTCCTACTCGAGGAATTTATGTAGGTGTGTCTGGAAATATAAAAGTTGATATGGCTGGAACAGGAACTGCTATTATACTTAAAAATTTAGCGGCAGGCGTTGTTCATCCTCTAGCTGTAAAACGGGTTTATTCGACCGATACTACAGCAACTGATATCGTGGCGGTGTACTAATGGTTGGGTTAGGGCTTGGTTTAGGTACAGGCTTGCAAAATTACGTACCTTTTACACCTACAAATTTACCAGACTTAAAACTCTGGCTACCTGCCGACCGTATCAACCAAGCCAACAACACAGCAGTAGCGACTTGGAGCGACCAAAGCGGCAACGGCTATGACGCGACACAGTCCACCACAGCGGCGAGACCGACTTATATAGCGAGTGGGCTAAATGGGCTACCTGTGGTGCGGTTCGACGGGACAGATGATACTTTATCAGTACCGAGTAGTACGGCGACCTTTAAGTTTTTGCATAGTGACGTTTCTACGGTTTTTATCGTGGCAAAAGCAGGAGTAGTGTCAGACCCTGGTGTGGCCTATGGATTTTTACACACCGCAACAGGAACATCAGCAACAGGTTTTTATATAAGATTCACCGATATAAGCCCGACCAATGACCGAATAGGACATAATATTTACTTTGGAACTGTTGGGCAAACTGTAGTGTCAAATAGTACACCTATCAACACATTTACAGCTAATCAATTTAATTTTTTAAGCGTTTTATCCAAACCAAGCGATGCGGTGGCGGCAGAAAGGTCTGCTATATCAATAAATGGAGCGGTTGCAACACAATCGAATGTGCAAACAAACACTCCATCCACTTCGAATGCTACAAATGATTTAATAATAGGTGGCTCAATTTCTTCTACCACGCCATTCCTAAACGGCGACATAGGAGAAATCATCGTCTACAATCGCGCACTAAACACAAGCGAGCTTGCACAAGTCCACAAGTATCTTTCAATGAAATGGGGTATCACTCTTGCATAAAATTATAGTTATTACAAAATCACAAAAATCGAGTGCAAATGCGTTTTGTAATTCAATCGGAGCTGAGGGTGAAACTTTCACAAATGGATTGTATACAAATGGCGTATTAACACATTATTGGGCAGGATGGTTAGTAACAGACAACCAATGGGAACTATTAAAAGAACGCAACTATCAATTCTTTGATTCACCTGATGGAGCACTGTCTGTAACAAAACTTGAACAATCACAGGAGATGGTAGAATGAATTCAGTTACTAGAGAAGACGCATTTTTAGAATTTCAAATTAATAGACTGATTCAAGAAATCCGAGAAATCAAAACTATGATTGAACCTAAACCTGTCGTAGAGAAGCCTGTTTCGATAAGGGGGAGAAAGAAACGTGATACTCTCTGAAATGATTAATTTAACAAATTCATATATAGATGATGTAGCATCTAACGATGAACTTATTCGTTGGTTAAATATGGGTAAAGACCGTATGGCAATTGAGGTAAAATCTATTTTTCCTGACCTGCCTACGGTTGCACAAGACCAGACATTGACTGCTACGTTTATATTTTCTGCTAAATACCATGAAGTTCCTTGTTTGTATGCCGCCGCTATGTATCGTGGTCAGGAGTCTTCTTTAAACGAAAAAAACAGTTTTATGCAACAATTTGAGCTTGGCTTACGTAATTTTTCGGAAAACTACAACCCTCCAATGCAATATCGTGACGAACATAATATCATTCAGTATACTGCAACTGCGGCACAGACTGATTTTGTGATTGCAAATGATATGTTTACGCCTTTCTATGGAGATGTACGATTTTATGTAAATAGCATTCCAAATGATTACTTTGTCGTTCAAAGTAAAATTTTGTTTAAATATGTTGGCGTTACCCCTCTAGTTAATGGTGACAAAGTAACTCTTGTATTTGAACAAAACGCTAATTTTATAGAACCACCTTATCATTGGATGAGGAGTTGGTAACTCGTGGTAAGAGCTAATTTTGCACCAGACCCGTCTATACAACGTTTTGAAGCCTATATGAATTTCATAGGCGGATTAAACATAGAAACATCTAACGAAACACTTAGAGAAAATGAGTTTACAGTGTTCGATAACTTAGACTTATCCACTCGTGGGTCAGCTAAGCGTAGAACAGGTCGTATTAATACACTAGGTTTTGAGTTTGGTAGTACAGATGTTGGTCAAGGTATGTTTTTCTTTTATCGAGCAGACCAAACAACACCTGACAGAATTTTAGCTATTAACGGTAAGCTGTATCGGTTTCCTCCAACACCATGGTCGGTAAATAGTGAAACTCCAACAGGCACAATTAATGGCACAAATAAAGTGTTTACTTTAGCTAACCCATTTATTCAAAAAGCAATTACTTACCCTGTTGCTGATAACCAAACGCTTGTTGCTAATGATTTAGTTATTCTTAATACCTCAAATAAAATTGAAAAATACGTATCAACAGGTACAATTATGGGTTATGTTAAGTCTTTTGATAGTATTAAAAGAACAGCAGAAATTTATGAATTTGTTGCAACGGTTGACGGTACTATAACTAGTGCATTTACTTTAAATTTTCGTACGGGAGTAATTACATTTACAAATGCACCTGCAACAAGTGTCAGTATTAAATATAAATATCAGCTTAAACTGATTACTGTAGAAAATTTGCCGAGCAACACTTTTCAAACAACAAAAGCAATTGAAGCTGTTCAGGTGGATAACGATTTATACATTGCAACAGGCACTGAGTTTTGTATGATTGGTTATAGTGATGACCCTGCATGGGTGGCATCTACAGCTTATGTAATTGGTGATCGTGTAATCGTAACAGCCACAGGTCGATTGTATGTGTGTACAATTGCAGGAACTTCTGATGCAACTACAGCCCCGTCACATACGTCAGGTGCCGCAACAAATGGAACTGCAACATTTACTTACATCGGCGTTGTGTCAGAAAAGACATATGCAAAAGTTGTCGAGCCTTACAAACCTAGCGTTCTTGAAGTTCTTAACATTGGTACAAATGGTTTGGCATCAAATCCTAATACATGGATACAGGATACAACAGACGAATTAAGTGCCGCCGCATTAACGATAAAAACAGTGACACCATCGACCTTTACTCCTGTAGTTAATCAAACTGTTACTTTTACAGTTTACTATACAAAAACGTCAGGGATTACAACAGCTCAAGGTCAATGGGAGTATAAACGTTCGGATGAAACAACATGGGCAACAATTAAAGCATTCACCGATTTTCCATCAGGTAAAACGCATGATTTTGTATTTCCTAGCGGAACTAAGTACGACATCCGTGTATCAGTTCGAGATAAAGCCCATCATTCTAATCTAGTCGTATTTTACTTAGATGAATACAATGTAAACTTATATAATCCTGTTAATGATGCAGTTTTAAGAACCACAAGTATTGATAAATGCACAAAGATTAGATTGCATTGGGACAGATTGATTCTTTCAGGTGATGACACAGACCCTTATCAAATTTATATTTCAGATTTAAATGCACCAAACTATTTCCCAACAACAAATACAATTAACTTTGACATTGGAAAGAAAGAAGCAATTGTTTCTATCGTTCGCTATAAAAGCGACTTGATTATATTTACAAGGTCAACAGTACAAGGATTGTATGGTAAAAGTCCCGAAGATTACACTAGACGAATTATCCACGACAATATTGGTTGTATTGCACCATTGTCGGCTAAAGTAATTCGAGATGATATATTCTTCTTGTCTGACCAAGGCTTGTACCGATTGTATCCAACCCCTCTAGCTTTTGAGAATTTACGATTAACTAGAGTTGACACACAGATTCGTTCTGCGATTCCGTATGACGAAAAATCAAGTGCGATGGTGTATGACAATCAGTATTGGATTTGTTTCCCTAGCCAATCCTTAATTTATCGTTATTACTACGACATCGGTTCATGGACAAGGGATAAATCAAACTATCTAAATATCATAGAATTTGAACAATATGCGGAAGATATTTACAATTTTACAGAAAAAGGGAACTTGTGGTTACACGACACTTCAGTGTATTATGATATTAATAGTGCAACTCCTTACGAAATGATTGTAAATACCAAATTTCTTGATTTATCGGCACAATTTAACTATAAAAAGATTCGCAGAATGTATGTGCTTGGTAGACATTTTAATGGTGTAAACAACAACATGGAAGTAAGAGTATACGCCGACTCAGCACTAGTTTTAACACCAGATTCAGGGTATGCTAGTGTTGACCCTGCAACAAACACTGTCATTTGGAACACAACAACCCAGCCAAATATGTATTTCTACACAGGTACGGATTTTGGTTCATGGTTGATAGGACAGTCAGCATGGGGAGATGTACAATTGTCAGTGCAACGAGCAGATGTCAGAGGGAAATCAAGACGTGTGAAAGTTAGTTTCTTACATGATCTTAACGCACCATTTGAACTTTATGGATTCGGCTTAGAATACAAGATTAAAAGAGTTTAGAAAGGAGTGGTTATATGGCACAAGTTAATCCGGGGTCACTAACAGATTGGCAAAATGGTCAAACAATTACAGCAGAAGCGTACAAACAAGAACGTGAAATTATTTATACTGCAATTAATGCTTTTGTTTCAACTACTAATGGCTCTAGCGGTGCTGACCAAGTAGGTGCAACACAACTTATTGCAGGTAGTGGAACAACAGTGCAAGCTATCTTAGAGTATTTGTATACCCAATTGTTAAATGTGACACTCGGACAAATTCCAGATGGGTCACTGACTGACGTGAAACTCAGCGATGCGGCAGGTCAAATCAAATCAAACTTAGTTATAAAGTCAATTGGTTCACAAATTTATTCTTATAGAAACTTTGGAGGTGCATTATAATGCCAGCTAACACACTACCGATTTTTCCCTTAACTCCCAAGGTGGAGTGGGGCAAAGTGGACACAGCCAACACAGCCAAGGATGGCACAGGGACTGTCGTAACCGTATTCACCGCAGGAGCTAACGGGTCGCGGATTGACCAAATCAAGGTTCGCGCACTCGGAACCAATGTCGCCACCGTCATCCGATTTTTCGTCAACAATGGAAGCACCAACGCGACCGCGGCCAACAACTCTCTGGTACACGATACGACGATCGCGGCTACGACCAACTCCGAAACCGCGGCACTGGTGGACAACAACATCACATTGACGGTCAACACAACCGAAACTGTCCCACCGATTCCTTATTTGCCAGCGGGCTATAAAATTAATATCACCATAGGCACGACAGTTGCCTCAGGGCTACAAGTCACCGTCTGGGGAGCGGACTATTAATGAGTTTTAACGATGGCATCATTCAAAAGCCGAATATCCTTGACAAGCAACGGAATAAAAAATATGCCAGCTTTAGCCCACTTTTTAGACCCCGCCAACCAAAGGAAGCCCTAGAAATCGAAGTCGAGTATCTTGTCATCGCTGGTGGTGGCGGTGGTGGCGGAGCAGGTGGCTCAAGCAACGCATCAGGAGGCGGGGGAGCTGGTGGTTATCGCTCTTCCGTCACGGGCGAAAACTCTGGAGGCGGCGCGTCTGCCGAGACCAAAGTCAAATGGAAGTTTGCCCAAAGCTTTACGGTCACCGTCGGCGGCGGAGGGTCAGGTGGCACATCTACCAACCGCGGCACTGACGGAACTGGCTCCACTTTCACTGTCACCTCAACAGGTGGGGGTGGTGGCTCAAGTCCATTTAGCGGCCAACCCGCTCAGTCTGGAGGCTCTGGTGGTGGTGGAGGTTCCTCTACAGGCACCGCAGGAGCATCGGGAACCACGAATCAAGGTTTCGCTGGAGGAAACGGCGGCGGCAATGGAGTCACTGGAGGCGGCGGTGGAGCTTCGGCAGTCGGGGTCGACGGAGACGCAGGAGCGGCGAGAAAAAGCGGAAACGGCGGAGCGGGGGTCTCGTCATCCATCACAGGCTCAAGCACAGCAAGAGCTGGCGGCGGCGGCGGCGGTCAAGGCTCGCTCGCTCTTGCCATCGGCACAGGCGGAACTGGCGGCGGAGGCGATGGCGGCGGCACTGGAGTGGCAGGAACAGTCAACACAGGTGGCGGCGGAGGTGGGGGTGGAAATGGCGGAGTCGGTGGTAACGGTGGCTCGGGCGTGATCATCCTCAGATACAACGCGGCCTATCCCGAACTGAAATCCATCGGAGCAGGACTAACTTATTCTTTAAACACCAGCGGAGGCTTCAAAATCTACACGTTTACAGCAGGTACCGACACCATAACGATATGAGGTGACAAATGGCACACTATGCTTTTTTAGACGAAAACTCAATCGTCACAGAGGTTATCACAGGCAAAGACGAAAACGAGGATGGCATTGACTGGGAACAGTATTACGGCGAGTTTCGCGGGCAAGTCTGCAAGCGGACATCCTACAACACTCGCGCAGGAACTCACATCTCAGGAGGCGAACCGTTTCGCAAAAACTACGCAGGGATAGGGTACACTTACGACCCTGACAGAGATGCCTTTATCCCACCAAAACCAGATGGAGACTATATTTTAAACGAAGAAACATGCTTATGGGAGATGTTGACATGACAAAAGTATTAGTAGGGGTTCCAATCTATCGATCAGTTGAATTTAAAGTTTTTGAAAGTTTTTTAAGACTAGCTGGTTTAAAAAGCGAAACAAAACTTCAATTTTGTCTAATTTCAAGCTCATTAATTTATAATGCAAGGCAGTACATTGCAGAAGAATTTTTAAAAAGTGACTGTGACTTCCTGATGTTTATTGATTCAGATATGACTTTTCACTCTAAAAGTATTGACATTTTGTTGGCACATGACAAAGAATTTGTAACTGCTAAAGCATTTAAACGAGAAAAACCTTATCAACCATGTTTCTACACCGGAATTAAATATGTTGATGGGCAACCCATGTTTCAAGCACCAAGTAGCTATGATGCAGAATTACTTCCCATTGAAGGTGCAGGACTTGCTTGTGCACTAATCAAGCGTTCAGCATTTGAAAAAATAGAAAAACCGTACTTCTTTCCTTATCCCAATCTTGGTGAAGACTTGACATTTTGTTTAAAACTTAGAAAAGCAGGAGTAGAATTGTTTTGTGATACTACATTGCAGTTCGGACATCTAAGTCAAATGGAAGTCTTCGAGCAAGATTTTGTAGATGCTTATGCAAAATTAGGTAAAAAAGAATGAAAATACTCATCGGTGCTCCCGTAAAACAAGACGAAACAATCTTTCAATATTATCTGAAATCTTTAGCAAATTTAGAATGTGAACATCAAGTAGATTGGTTTTTTATCCTTCACAATTCGCCTGAATTAAAAAAATACTTAAAGCCTGAACAATACGATCTATACATTAACAATACAGAATACGAAGTCAACACCACTCATTATTGGCGAAAAGAAAACTTAAAAGACGTAACAATGATGAAAAATACTTTATTACAAAAAACGCTTGAAGAAGGCTACGACTATTTTTTTCTAGTTGATTCAGATATCATTCTACACCCGAAAACATTACAACATTTAATTATGCAGAATCAGCCGATAATATCGGAGATATTTTGGACGGCTTGGAATCCAGGCGAGGAACTTATGCCGAACGCATGGGATTATGATTTTTACGGGTTCAAACAACAAAATGATTGGCGCAAATTTGAGCAAAAAGCAGTTTGGCAAGTCGGTTATAGCGGAGCTTGCATATTAATTCATCGTGATGTTATAGAAGCAGGTGTTAACTATTCACCGATTCATAATGTATCATTCTCAACGTGGGAAGACCGAGCATTTTGTATTAGAGCCGCAGTACATGGATTTCAAGTTACAATGGATACACATTATCCAGCCACTCATTTATACCGAAAAGAAGACGTTGACGCTTATAAATTAAAGGAGGTTTAACATGAAACAACTAGCGGCAAATAGTGGTGTAGCATTTGTTGGCTCCATCGTTGGGTATTTATTTGGGGGGTGGAGCGAATTGTTGGCATTGTTCTTTTTCGTAGTTATTGTAGACTACATCACAGGCGTACTAGCGGCGATAACCGAAAAGAATCTTAGTTCCTCTGTAGGTTATAAAGGGCTTGTTAAAAAGTTTGGTATGGTTATTGTAGTTGCAATGGCGTATCAATTAGATAAATTTACAGGTACAAACGTTATAATGTCTGGTGCTATTTTCTTTTTCGTAGCTAACGAACTCGTATCTATTACTGAAAACTATGGTCGTATCGGATTACCATTACCGCCACAGCTTAAAAACGTCATAAAAATACTGAGGGATAAAAATGACAATATTTAGTGGATATCGAACTACAAGTCCGTATGGTGATCGTATACATCCAATAAAAAAGACAAAAATATTTCATCGAGGGATCGACTTAGTTATAGGCAATAAAAAACCGATACTATCATTTACGGATGGCGAAGTAATATTTGCTAAAGAAGGTAAGGAAGGTTCAGGATTTGGTAATTATGGAAACGTTGTCGCTGTTCGAGATAAGAACGGTGCATTGCATTGTTACGCACATCTTGATACAATAGGAGTGAATGTTGGCAATATAGTGAAACGTGGCGACCCGATAGGCACAGAAGGGAACACAGGACAATCGGCAGGTTCACATTTGCATTACGAAGTACGTCTTAAAGATACTCCAAGTTTTGGGTTTGGCACTCATACAGACCCTACAGAATACTTAACTAAATTCTATGAAGAAGAATTAAAAGTTAGCCCATGGGCGAGAGAAGCAGTAGAATGGGCAGTTAAAAATAAAATTACCGACACAGATGGTTTGAAGGAAACGCTAACAAAAGAGCAAATAATTACACTACTCTATCGAGCGAAAGGATGATTTTGAATGGCAGAAAAATCAAGATGGAAACAAAATTTAGAGGATGAAATCAAAAAAATTAGTCCGGAAAAGCGTAATGAAATCAAAAGAAAAGCCTACGCAGGAAAAGCATTAACAAATAAATCAGATCAAGCCGCTAATTATTTATACAATCAATTTAAAAATGAATCAACAGCTTTAGCAAAAAATTTAAAAGCCGAGAATACTAGTTCAGGTAAACTAATGTCAGAATATGAGAGCCTTAATAAAAAGAAAAGAAAAAGTGTTGAAGAAGGTACAAAAGAAAAAACTATGAAGCCAATTGTTGACCTTGGTATGGGTGGGTTAGACTACAACGCACTAAAACCAGCAGATATTCCTAGCTTACCTTCCGACAAAGCGTTGTATGGCGAAGACTCAAAAGCACCTACAATGACAGCAAAACAACAAATGGAATACGATGAAAGAGTTAGGCGGTCAGACCCTGAATATGTAAAGTCTGAAATGGCTCGTACGGAGCGAGTTATGAAAAATAGAATAAAAGCAGGCTTAGATGTAACCGCACAAATCAAATACATGAAACAGTTAAAATCTTACAAATAAAGCTAATTGCCAATGATTTGCGTCATTGGCTTTTCTTAGAAAGGAGTGAAAGTTATTATATGCAATCACTAATGAATTTTTGGGATTTTGTTCCTGATAGTGTTAAAAAAAGCATGGGTTTTGGTACAATTGGTACAACACAACAAAAACAACCAAACAACCAATCTCAGCAACAACAAGTTGACCAGTCAAATAGAACTGGTCGTGGATACCGTACAGGGGTACCAACAAATGCTCCAGTTACAACCCAAATGAATAGTTTGCAACCTTTATTTCAAAATGTTGTATACAACCCATCAACTTATGTAAATCCATCAGTAGCAAAAGGAACTACTACGGGAGCCGTAACATCAGCATCTATAGCAAAACCAGCATCTGTAACAACATCAGCATCAGCACCAAAAGCAACACCAAAAGTAACTGTTACATTACCTAATGGTACAAAAACAACAGGGTTTATTAATCCTAAAGACAACAAAACATATTTTGATTCAGGATTTACAAAACCTGTAACAACAGCAGGTGCTAAAGTTACTAAAATTACAGGTGATAAACGAGAAGACTTTACTGTCGGTGGAACAGCGGCTCCTACAGGTGGAACAGGTGGTGGTACTGGTGGCACTACAGGTGGTGTGGCTGTAGGCGGTAATGTAGCTGGCACAGGAACAACAGGCGGTACTGAAACAGGAGCGGTTGGTGCTGGCGGTACTCAAGCAGGTACAGGTGGCACAGCGGCTCCAAAAGAAACTCAAGCTACAGCTTTTTTACCTGACGGAAAAGGTGGTTTTACAGAAACACAAGCCTATGTTCGTGATGGTATAACTTACTATAAAGATGCAAACGGTGTTGAACAACGAGTTCCTGTTAATGCCATAGTGGATGTTAATGGTAAATTTTTTCAACGTGGCGAAACAGGTGGTAAACAATTATCAAGTACTGATATTACAAATTTTCAAGCAGGATTGCAAGCTCAAAAACAAATCACTGCTCAAACTGACCAGATTAATAATTTCATGACCCGTCTTGATGCTAATCGCAATCAAGCGATTATTGGTGCTGAACGGCAAGCTGAGATGGCAAGACAAGGTATGCAGAACCAAATGTTTCAAGATTGGTTAGGCGTAAGACAAGCCATGACGAATCGTGGGCTTACTGGTTCAGGTATCGCAGAAGACGCAAACACTCGACTTGCTTTAGGTCAACAACAACAATTGGCTAATCTGTTTACAGGTTTAAGCACTCAAATCAACGAGATTAATCAAAATGCTGATTTGACTAAACAAGAAAAAGAACAACAAATTCTTGATTTGCAGAACTCGTATTTTGATTTACAACGTCAAATTGCTAGCGGCATGACCGAACAACAGTTAGCTCAACAAAAAACACAAGCTGAAATTCAACAAAATATTGACAAACAAAATCTTGAATTTGCAAAAGTTTTTGGGTTTGACCCTAAGACAGGGATTAAAACAGTTGAAGCTCAACAACTTGCGGCAAAAGTTGAAAATGATTTAAGAAATTACGGGTTGGATATTGCTAGATTAAGTGGATATTTAACAAGTAAAAATGATAAAGGTGAAACAGTAAGTATTCCTACTTTAGATCGTGATAAATTTGTTGAAGATCAAAGACAAGCTCAGGCGGCTAGACAAGATAAAATTAATGCAACGACTGCACAACTCATTGCTGATGGTCAAAAAGCTCAAGCTAAGGCTTATGATGATAAAGCAACAAGAATTGATAAAAGTCTTAAGAGTACAGAAGAAACAAATCATAAAGTATACAAAGCTATGGCTGATGTTTGGGCAAAAATTCCTGAAAAAGAAAGAGATAAAGATGCAGGAATACAAGCAAAAGCTAACCTTGATAATGCTTGGCAAGCGTGGTTAAAATCTGTTAATGAATTAAACTTATACAATAGCAATCCATCGGAATATATTAAAAATTCAACCCTCTAAGTAAAGAAGGTGATTAGGATGTCAATGAAAGAATCGGATATTTTAGATAGTATTTTATCTGCAAGAAAAAAAGAAAAAGAAACTCCAAATCCTTATTTAAAAGAAATAATGTCAGTTCAAGATCGAGCTTTAAAGTATGACCCGTTAGCATTAACTAAATCAAAGTATGAGTTTAATTTAGGTCAATCAGGTGGGCAAGTCCCACCTATGGATTTTTCTATTGTAACAGGAGCAGGAAAAGAAAAGAAACCAAAAGGTGAAAATCCTTTTATTACTTTATTGTCTGCACTTAATGGTGTTGTTGGCTTTATTCCTAATCAAATCTACAATTGGACAGATGGTAAAGCTGACTATAAAGATATACCTATAATCGGGAGTCAGTTCGACCCTCTTAAAGCAGGGTTAAAGAGCCAAAAAGATGCATGGAAAAATGGCGTATTTGACTGGAACGACATTCCGGGCATTGGTGTTTTAGCAGGTATGGGCAAAACCTACAAAACAGGTAAAGATATTTTAGTTGATAATCTAGGTGCAGAAAAATGGAAAGATGTTAAATACTCAGAAATTCGTAATAAAGATAAACCTTGGTATAGTAAAGAAAATATTGGAAAAATGTTTCAAGCTACGGACTGGGTTGATGTTTTAGGTTTAGGAATTGACATTGTTGCTGACCCTACAACATACTTAACCTTTGGTGCTACAGGTGCCATAAAAGCATCAAGAGCGGCGGCTACTGCGGCAACAAAGTCTACCTTAGATGACTTAGTAAAACAAGGTGTTTCTGTTGTTGGAAAAGTTGATAAAAGTAAAGCACCGAATCAGGCTCTTGCCGATGTGGTTGAAGCGTCTGTTGAGAATAAAATGAAACAAGACTTTGCTCAACAAGTTGGAAAAAGTTTTGATGAGTATAGTAAAGATATGGATGCATTACGACAACAGGTTGAAGACCCTAACTTAAGACCAGCAGGGTTTGATGAAACATCAGCTAAGTCTGCTTTAGATTCTTTTGATGAAACATTTAGCAACATTCGTAAAGAATCTCAGTTAAAAGCACAAGAAGCATTTAACTTTGTAGATAACAAGATGAAAGAAGCTAGGCTCAGTATGCAGGATAAGCTCATTTCAATTGACATTCCTTTCACAGACTTTGTAAAAAGTTTTGGTAAAAAGCCAAAAATATTTACGAAACTTGATCGGACAATTGATACAGTTGGTGAAACTGCAGTTCGTAACACTCTAAAGTTCTTAGGCTTTAAAGACTTGAAACAGATGGATGAAGTTGCTAAACGGTTGTACGGAACTGAAAAGATATCTGGTATGACTTTGCAAGCGTCTAAACACTTTCAAGAAACAATTCAAAACTTCAACCAGAAACTGTCAAATAATATTCTCAAAGCATTACATAAAGCAGGAACATCTGAAAGTGTTGCCGCGGAAGTTACTCGGGTATTGAATAACTATTCATTCAAGAACCAGCTTGGTGAAAACATAAGTAAAGTGCTAAGTGAGATAGACCCTGCAAACATTCGTTTTTCAACACGACAAAACGATGCTTTAATTAATGACCAACTTAAATTATATACAGATGAAATGAATGCTTTAAATATAATTCCGTTAGATGATGCTACTTTGCGGAATATGATGATGCAAGGGTTAGACCCAAACAATTTAAATGTTATGAAGGCTCATCAGAACTTACTAAAAGGTCTAAGAGAACAACTAACTGCAAGCAACGCACCGCCTGAACAACTTGCTATTTTAGATAAACTTAAATTAAAATTCCAAGAGCAAGTTAAAGTTCAACGCGAACAAACCATAAAAGACCTTGAACCTGTACTTAAAAATATTGCAAATGATGTTGATACTGAAGTTAGTGCTTTTAGAAGTGCATTGCTTGGACAGATTGACCCTAACAATCCAACTCAAAAAGAGTTAAATGATTTAATTCAAAAACGAACATCAGAAGAAGAAGCTCTGACAACTCAACGACAGGTAGACGAAGATACTCTAGTTGAACAACGTAGACTAGAGGAAGAATCGCTGACAAAAGAGATCGTTAGGTTAGACCAGTTAGCACAGGATTTAAAAAAGAATAAATCAAAATTTGCGTCAATTACAGAATTCTCAACTAAAGCGGATGAACTATATACTAAATTAATTGATGGTCAAACAACACCTAAGTATGCTGAATACAATGACAGCATGGTTCAGTTAATGCAATCTCAATTTAACTTTAAAAATATTGAGTTAAAAGACCAAAAAACGCGTTCTAAAGTCGACCAACAAAAACGAGATGAATTACTTTACAACGGTGTACACAATGTTGCTACATCATTAAAAATGCTTTCGCAATACGGTTTTAAACAAGATTTTAGTGATTTAGATTTAGTTTTTGATTTGGTAAATGGTAATACAAAAGCGTTAGCTTCTTATCGCAGGGTTGGTTACAATGTTAAACAAATTTTAATTAATAATAACGGTGAAGCATCATTTGTTCATGAATTTATGCATTATCTTGACGATACAATTCATCGAGCAGTTCATGATATTTATTTTCCAAACAAAGGCGATTACCAAAATAATTTGAAAACAGGTGATAGTCCTCTTGGCGGTGTATGGGCTAAGGGTAGTAAAAACGGCTTTTATAAAGAAGCAACAATTACTTTACCAGATGGCACGACAAAAACAGTAAAACATCCGTTTCATGATATTGCAAAAGATTTATTTAACAATAATGACTTTGTTAAAAATACTAAAGCAAATAAAGGCGATAGATATATTTATCAAGATATTGAGATAATGTCTAGGTTTCTTAGTAGAGCTATGTATGAAAGATTAGGACTTGCACAGACTAAAGGCTTAAAGTTAGACCAAAATTTTATTGATCATTTAAAAAATTACGCAAGTAAGCAAAGCCATGAACGTGAGGATATTTATACCGCACAAATTTTAGATGATGTCTTAAATAAATTAGATTCACTTTTTGAAGGTTACGGTCTTAAACAAGATGTAAAAGTATTAAAAACTCAAGAACGAAAAGTTATTAGCGACCAGAAAAAGAACATTAACAAAAACATTAAAGGCTTAGATGCTAAATATCAGAAACAACTAAATGATGTCGAACAAAAATACCAAACAGATATTCAAAACTTGCAACAGAAGTATGACCCTGATATTGCTAAAGCACAAACAAAACTTGCTAAGTTTGAAAGTGACGTGCCAACTCTACAAAGAGAATTTGTGACGGCTAATAGGTTTCAGCAAGACATCACCAATCGCCGTTTAACAAGGTCAAAGTATTGGAACCCACATAGTCTTAGCTCAAAACAGAACTTCACTGAAAGTTTTGGTAAAGCTATTGCTGAAGCTGAAACCATGACTTACGGTGAAAAGGTTCGGATGCAAAACAATTTACGTGAAATTGATAAAGCAACTAAAGAATTTACGCAAGATGAACTTGCAGTTATCCCATACCTTTTACAAAACGCTTTCCCACGAGGGATGACAAAAGATCAGTTTTTAGCTAGCCGCGGAGTTACAAATGTAGCAAAAGTTGAAAACATTGTTAAGAAAATGGCAGACACTTACGAAGAACTTGGCGTACTTGAACAGGAAATTGGGGCTATCGTTCGGTTAGGTGAAAACTATTTCCCTCATGTTTATACAAAGCCTGATGCGGAAGCCTTAGCCGAACTTGAAAGTTTAGCTAAAGATTTTCCTGATGACCCGTTAGTTAAGGAACTTATGGGAAGAAGTCAAAAGTTAGGATTCGATAAGGCTAGAAGAAGTTTTCAAACATTAGCAGACCTAGATGACTACATTGATAAAGTTGATGATCAAATCCGAAACGCAACAGACCCAGATCAAATTGCATTATTAGAAGGAAAGAAGACTCGTCTTGAAGGTCTGATTGAGCGTAATCCAATTAATGCTATGGCTATTCGTATGTCCCGTTCAATTCGAGCTAGAGTTAACAAACAATTGTATGACAACTTCGAACGTAACAGTATGCTTGTTCGGAAGAAAAATTTAAGCAATGTGTCTTATGATAAGTCCATGATGAAAACGTTAGAAAAAGAAGAAGCAAGACTGTTAGGTTTAGAACCCGGAGATTTGATTAATAAAGAAATATTCGATGGATTAAAGAAAATAGATGGATTGTTGAAGGATGATAAGATTGATCGTATTCTTCAACAAATTGATTCGGTGCAATCTATATGGAAACAAGTCATCACTTCATTAGTCCCTAAGTATTATGTGTACAACTTAATCGGCAACATCTTCAATAATGCTTTAGCAGGTGTGTCGATGTCTTCATACCGTGAAGCCGCAAGTTTAGTTAAACGAATTAAAACTAAAAAATTAACACCACAAGACAAAAAACTCTTTAATAACGCAATACAAGATGGGGTTATTTATCAAGGTTTCTTGACAGATATGGGTAAGTATTTTAAAAACTTAGACCCAAATGAAGCGTATCAACCAACTTATGGGCAAAGATTTCAAGAATTCGTTGGAGAAAAAACAAAGAACATTCCTGTACTCGGAACTGAAAAGTTAAGTTACAAACGAAACCTTGAAAAAGTTGGAGAAATCACCGATGACTTTACAAGATTAGCAAACTATATTGATAACTTGAAGAAAACAGGTTCACGTGAATTAGCTAGAGCGTCTGTTGCAAAGTACTTGTTTAACTATCGAGAACTATCTCGTGGCGATCGTTACATTCGTCAGTTGTTGCCTTTCTGGACATGGACTCGTAATAATATACCTTTGCAGTTAGAGAAGTTATTCACTGAACCACGATTTGCTCTTACATGGTTAAAGATTAAAAGAGAAATGCAAGGCGATCTAGAAGACGAAGATGTGCCAGATTGGATTTTAGAAAGTAGTTTTATGATTGGCGACAAAGCATTTGACCCACGACTTCCAATGACAGACTTAAACATGATATTTAAAAATACTCCGCCAGAACTGTTTTCTGAATGGATGGGTATGATGAACCCAGTTGTAAAAAATGTGATCGAGTTGTCTATGAATAAAAAATTCTTTAACCAAAGACCAATTTATTATGGCGAAACTCCTGCACAAGACTACACAGCTTATGCACTACAGCAACTTGGTCAGTATGGTTCAACGACAGCTAACATTTTGTTTAAAGAAGAAGCAAATATTCCAGAAGAAATTGCTAAAATATTTACACCTGTTCCTAGAGAAATTCCGGGGAGGTAAATAAATGTCGTTTAACAATCTGAAACAACTAGAATCAGAACTTGCGGAGCATTATATGTTCCGCAGGTTCGAAGATTCAGAGCGGTTGTATTTCACAGATTTAAGCGACCTGCATATCGGGCATAAAGGATTTGACGAAAAGAACTTCCGTAAGACCGTAGATATAATTGCTCAAATACCAAACTTTCTAGTTATCCTTGGAGGAGATAGCATCAACCATGCCAATAAAGGGTCAAAGTCTTCACAGTACGAAGAATCAATGACCCCACGAGAGCAGGTTCTATATCTAGAGAAGCTCATTGCTCCTATCAAAGATAAAATCATAGGCAAAGTAGACGGTAACCACGATGGTACCAGAGCAAAAGAGTTTAACGATATATCACCTATGGAATGGTTTTGTGACCGTAATAACATCCGATACTTTAAAGAGTATGCGATACTTCATTTCTCGATGAAGGACTCATCATTCACACATTATATTCATCATCGTTCAGGTAGTACAGGAAAGAACTTGAATGCGGCTAAAATGCAAGCAAAAGGTGAGGAATATAGATGTGATGTGATTTGGGGTGAACACACGCATAAAAGGCATTGGTCATCCGAAGTCTATGTTGACATAGATTTACGGAACCAAAAGCCTGTTATACGTGAACAGTATTTTGTTAATGCTAACACATTTCTAAACTGGTCTGGCTATGCAATTGAATCTGGGTATCGTATTAATAAAACGGGTATCAACATTGTCGAGATGAGAAGCAAAGACAGAGTGCGAAATATAAAAGTTTTAGATATGGATACCTTTATTCAATTACAGGCGAACTCATAGATAAATAATCTAGCATTTCATCAATAATATACTCAAGTACAAACTGACGGACAACCATATCCTGTTCAACAAGACCATTGTGGATGTATTCGTACAACTCCTCTTTGTCAATCATTAATAGAATAGATTGTTTCATTTCGACTCCCCCTTGTACTTGGTATAATATAAACCGTGGCGAATGGCATCACGCATGTGGTCATTCGTCTTTTTGTCTTGACAATAGTATAGCTTATTTCGCTTTTCAATGATACCTTGTTTGACTAAAATTTCGTCTGAGAATCGAATCTTACAGCTTGGGTCTTGAAAATGAATTGGAATACCAAAATCTCCACAATAGTAACGAATGACCCCAATGAGTTGTGGTGTTTCTAGTGTTGACCATGACTGAGCCATAGCTTTACTAGCTTGTAGTTTGTAAGATTCGCAAACAACTTCTAGGTCATCTTCATCCCATGAATGGTTCTCACGAACTTTGCTTAAAATCCTACTCCAATAAAGTATTTGAGTTTCAAAATCTTCCGATCGGATATCGCCAAAATCTTTTAGTTTTCCGTCAATGAATAGTGCCCATCCTGTAATACCTTTACCTTCGTGGAAGTTTCCTGACGGGTCAAGTGCAAGTATCTTCATACGTCACACTTTCCGCCGCGGCAATCCATTCCGTACACTTCTGCTTCCGTAGGCATCTTGTAGTGTCTAATACTTTCCCACATCGAGCGGTGAAAAATGTCACCGTTATAATACTTTAGAGATTCCTCATACAACTCTGCGAAGTGTGGCTTACAAACTCGAATCAATGAAAAGTTAATCTCAGATTTACGATCGCACTTAGGTACAGCACACATAGTCGTCATCCTTTCTCTGCCCAATTTGTAGTTGTCTTTTCAATCTCAGCGATGATTGGAACTTGAATCTTTGGTGTATACTCCATAATCTTTTGAATCTCTGGGATAATCCATTCTTCTCCATCGTAGACTTCGAACTGTAGTTCATCGTGAACGTACAATAGTAGTCTGCTTTTAAGCGAGTTTGTTTCTAAAAATCGGTCAATCTCAATCAATTTTAGCTTTAAATCGTCTGCACACGTACCTTGAATCAGGTAATTACCGCACTTGTAGAACCTTTTATTGTCTGATAGGTAATACCTTCTACCATAAACGTTTTCTACGAAGCCTTTCCTATGCATCGCTTCAGATACTTTATTCTGATACTCGACTACAATCGGGAATGAATCGGTGTATCCATCAGCTAGAGCTTTCGCTTCGTCTAAAGAAATTTCAAGAGCGTCTGATGCTTTCTGATATCCGCCACCATAATTTCGCATGAAGTTAAACATCTTACCAACGTTTCTCCATGCCTTAAATTGTTTCTCATCCAACGTGCTTCTGTCAATGCCCAATTTTTCTAAAGCTCGCAACGTGGTCTGTGTATGCACGTCTGTTGGTGTCCATGGTGTGCCTGATTCTGTTAGCCACGCAGAGTTGCCGTCATACTGCTCTTTCCATCGTTTACGTTCTTCCATATCACTGTAATTGTAGGTTTCCCCTGTTCTAGCGTGTACGCAGTTAAATGGCATATATGCTCGGCACAAGTTTGTATCTCCACCGAAGTAGAGCGTATAGTGACTTTGCACTCGCAGTTCAACTTGTGAGAAATCCAAGTAATAGATTGAGCTATAGCCATTGCCTGTTGGGGTAAACACTTTCCGAGGAAAAAATAGTTCCTCACCCGTTTCGTGATGATAGAGAGCACTTCTTGGAAATTGTTGAGCATCACCTGAAAACCTCCCTGACACAGGATGGAATTGTCCAAGCTGGAAGTAGAATCTACCGTCATGCTCTGTGTTGTCAATGATACGATCAATATAGGTAGACAACCATTTTTCTGCTGTACGCCATTTCATGATGATAGAAGCTAATTCATCGCCATCTCGTTCCATCTTCTTCAGGAATGCCTTGTCTGTTGACCGCGGCGTTTCTTGCAAAATCTCCTGATAAATTTCTTTTATCACTGTGTGTTGTCCTGAATTAAAAGTCTTATCAGATAGTTCATGAGCTTTGGTCTTCAGGTCTTCGATGTATTCTTCTAACTTGTACTTTGATTCGTGTAGGTATAGCTGATCGGTTTGTATCCCAACACGTTCTGTCTTGAATGTGATGCGGATGTTTGCAAACTCACATTCAAGTATCTTCCATTGCTCCCGATGCCGTACCACAGGTTCTGCTCTTTCCACAATCTGTGCGGTTAGAATTACGTCTGTCGCCAAGTAGGGTAGCATGATTTCCATAGGAACATCTTGATACGTAGGCTTGGGATATGTCTTCTTCCAATCATTGTGGGTTTCAGTAACTTCAGGTGGGATGTCCTCCTTGCCGTCAAGGGCGGCTTGATAACGCTTCAATGACCATCCATGAAATTTTAAAAGAGCAATCAATACTTTTCTGTCTTGTGATTCCTTAGCTCTTAACCATGCTTTAACTGCGTGTTCGTATTGGTCTGAGTTTGAATCGATGTACTTCTTTGCAATAGTCTTGAGAGCTAGGGAATCCCCGCCATCTCGTATACTGATTGCTTCGAAGCTCAGTCTGCACAAGCCCATCGTGTCGCCCCAATTGCGAATCTTGAGTATTTCGGAATCACCGACAACGTTGGCAGTCATGTGCATATCAAAGGTCGTATTGTGTGCATATACACGCTTGACTACCGAACTCCAATGTACGAGATACTTTAAGATTTCTTTCTCGGCAGGAAACACGAACACTCGGTTACGGAAACATATAGCGGCTAAGAAGGGTCGGTCTTTCTTCAGATGTATGCCTGTGGTTTCTGTGTCGTATGTGATGAACTCTGGCTTATCCCGAAGCAACGCACTTGTAATCACAGAAGGGTTGTCAGTATATTCAACGATGTATTCTTTGTCTGCTATTTTCATATGCCGACTCCCTTCTGTGATAACGGTATTAGGTTTGCTTTCTCTTGTTCTCCTCGATAGTGCTCTACAGCTAAGCGAAGACGTCTTGTTGGTTCTATGCCGTTTGATGATACATTTATGAGTGCTGTTGCTGACATATTACTTACCAAACGTCTAAACGC